ACTGGTGAGGATATCACAGCATTTACTGGCCACTTGAGTGATATAGAAATTAGAGAGGTGTTTAGCTAAATATTTATGAGTAAAGAGGAAACCTTAACAAGTTTCCTCTGCTTCTTTTCCGTACTTTTTAAGATTTAACTTCACCTGGTGGCTTTTAATGAAGCTGTCTCAACTCATTGTCGCTTATATCTAGTTATTAAAGGGAAAAGCAGACAATAGCTATTAGTCATTGCCGAACGCTTTTAAACCCAGTAATAACGGACTTCCACGGAAAATTACTAATTAGCACAACCCACGAACAACACAACCTTAACAGAGTGAGTAATTTATGAGTTTAACTTCAGGTAAACCACAAGAACACCAAGGCGGCGTTGTTGTCGTGCAAGTGGCCCTTAATTCAGGCACCGCCGTTATTGAGGCGTCAGTAGGCAACTTACCTTTTAAGCCATTTAAAACAGTGACCATTCCCGACGAGTTTGTCAGAGTGCAATTGAACGCCGGTAATCGTTGGCGTGTAGTGTTAACCGGTGCGGCTGTTGCCGCTATCTAGCGCCCATTATGACACGTAGAACCACAGGCCGCCCCTGCCGTCAATGCCGCATAGGTATTCACTATGGCTCGGGTTATTGCGCTAAGTGTGAGCCAAGTGCTACCACTACCAAATGGGCACAGCACCACAAAGGTAAGGGCACTACACAGCGCGGCTATGGTAGCGAATGGGAACAAGACAAGAAAATCATCTATCAACGTGACAAAGCATTGTGCCAACCCTGTCGGCGCAAAGGCATTGCAACCCAAGCCACACAGGTCGATCACAAGATAGCCAAGGCGAATGGCGGTACAGATGAACACCGCAATTTAGAGTGCATTTGTACACCTTGCCATGACACTAAAACCGCACAAGATAGACGAACGAGGCGTTAAAACTATGGCTCAACCCTTAACAATCACTATAAAATTAGCGCTACCTGGTTTCGTTTTTATGTCTTGGGTGTGGTCATTGTGAGCAAATTAACAGGCCGTAAAATAGACCCGCTAAAGCTCAATTACTGGTTAGATAAAGCATTAACCTTTACTGACGGGCAAGGCAATAAAATAAAAGGCTTAGACAATGATTCACGCATTAACAAGTAGCCTTATTCACATAGGGGGGGTGGTCAAATCGCTACAGCCTTTTGCTTCCTGACCGTACCCCCAGGCTTTTTTTATGTGCGCGCATGAGAAAGTTTTAGATCCTACCAAGATCCTTTAGAAAATAACCAAAGTGATTAAGTGTGACGCGTCACAGATAAGGTTTTCATTATGGCACGAAAAGGCGGGCAACAAGCCAAGCCCACGGCACTGAAAAAAGCACAGGGCAATTTGGGCAAACGAAAATTAAATGAGCGCGAGCCAGAATATCAAACGCTAACGCACATTGACCCGCCAAGTAGCTTGGTTGGTAACATCGCTATTCAGGCTTGGGAATTTTACATGCCCGAGTTAATCAACAATAAAATTTTAACGGTTGTTGATATTCACAACCTAGAGCAATTTTGTAATTGCATGGATTACATTCAGCAAATGGATGAAATTCTAAAAGATTCACATTTCATTGTGGGCAAAGCGGGAATGAAAAAACACCCAGCCCACACCATACGCGCTGAGAACTTACGGTTTTTAGATAAGTTCGGCTCATTGCTTGGGCTTGATCCTAGCAGTCGAGTTGGTTTGATAGGTAAAGATAAAAACCCAGATAAGACAAACCCTTTTTCAAAGTTTTAAAATTCTATGGCCAGTTACCCTAATGTAAACGCCGCATTTCGTTATGCGCGTGAAGTTGTCGCGGGTAAAATCTTAGTTAATCAATTGGTGCTTGCTGCTTGCCAACGTCATTTAGACGATATGGAAAGAGCCAAAATGAGGACTAAAGATTTTCCCTATGTCTTTGACAAAGAACTGGCCGAAAGAAACTGTGAATTTATTCAATTGTTGCCACACGCTAAAGGTAAGTGGGCCGCAAAAAAAGAACTGATCGTTTTACAACCTTGGCAATTATTCATTCAATGTATGATTTATGGCTGGGTACATCGCAAAGAAAAAACCCGCCGCTTTCGTACCGTGTATATTGCCGTTCCCAGAAAAAATGGTAAGTCGGTAATTGCAGCCGGAAACGGATTAGCATTATTTTGTGCTGATGGTGAATACGGTAGCGAGGTTTATTGTGGTGCGACAAATGAGAAACAAGCGTTAGAGGTTTTTCGCCCTGCTAAGGCAATGGCGAAAAAGACCCCTGAATTATTAGAACACTTTGGCATTGAAGTTAATGCCAAGTCGCTTTTTATCGGTAGTGATGAATCACGCTTTGAACCTGTCATTGGCGATCCTGCTGATGGTGCAAGCCCACAGTGCTTTATTATTGACGAATACCACGAACACAGAACAAGCGCGATGTTAGATACTGCGCAAACAGGAATGATGGCGCGCGATCAGCCGCTTACACTAATTATCACCACTGCTGGTTTCAATGTCGACGGGCCATGTTATCAAATGGAACTTGATATACGTGATCTGCTAGAGGGTAAGTTACATAACGATCAGCTGTTTGGCATTATTTACGGCCTTGATAAAGACGACGATTGGACAGACCCAATTAACCTGGCGAAAGCTAACCCTAATTTTGGCGTGTCTATTAACGCACAAACGTTAATGCAAGATCACAAGCAAGCAGTACAACTGGCCCATAAAGCCAACGCCTTTAAAACCAAGCATTTTAATATTTGGGTTGCTGCCGCGAATGCCTTTTTTAATATGCAGCACTGGAACCAAGGAAAAGACCCTGATTTAGATGCTAGCGCCTTTTGTTATGACGATGCTTGGTTTTGTTTAGATTTAGCGAGCAAAATTGATATAGCCGCGTTTATTCGTGTCTTTGTTCGTCACATTGATGGGGTTATTCATTACTACATTTTTTCACGGTTCTATATTCCTTATGACACCGCCCATGATACTGAACACCCAAGTTATGATTTATATCAAGAGTGGATAAAGTCTGGTGAATTAGAAGTAACCGGCGATGCCGAAATTGATTTTAATGCCATCGAAAAAGATGTAGTGCATTTTTCCGAGGGTTGCCAAGTTCGAGAAATACCACACGATCAGTGGAACGCTTTGCAAATGGCCAGTTCTTTGGCTGCACAAGGTTTTACCCCTGTTGCCGTACCACAAACCGCGCCGCATTTTTCCCCTGCCATGAAAGAAATGGAAGCGGCTCTTGCTGCCGGTAGGGTACACCATAGCGGTAATCGTGTTTTAACTTGGATGGTTGGCAACGTAACCAGCCATGAAGATTGGAACGGTAATCACTTTCCACGAAAAGAAACTAAAACCAGCACGCGAAAAATTGACGGGGCAGTAGCCGCCATCATGGGCATAGGCCGAGCGATGCACGACCAAGGCGATTACTCTATTTATGACGATCCCAACTACGACCCAAGCGAAGCGAGCCTTGACGATTAACATCGTTTTTATTTTAGGGTTTATCGCGTTAACAGCGGGTTTATATTTACATTACGGCTTAGCCATTACGTTGATAACCACAGGCTGTTTACTGCTTGTCTTGGCTTTGGCGGCAGTGCTTAAACCAACGAAAATCATTATCAATAAGCAAGGCGCTTAACATGTTAACGAATTTATTTGAAAGCCGATCTACTCTAAGTTCTAGTTATCCGGCAGTGCTTGAACTCTTTGGCCTAGCTAACACCGAGGCAGGGGTTGCGGTGACTGAAAACAACGCCTTAAAACTTAGCGCGGTATACAGTTGTTTTTATGTGCTGTCTTCCTCGCTTGCTCAATTACCTTTGCACGTATTAAGAAAAACAAAAGACAGTCGCGGCAAAGAGCTTATAGAAAGAGCCAGTGATCACCCCGTCTTTCATTTGCTGCACGACGAGCCAAACATGTGGCAAACCAGTTATGAATGGCGCGAAAGTAAAATGTATCAAACCCTTGCGTGGGGTAATGGTTTTACTGAAATTATTCGTCGTAGAAATGGCGAAATAATGGAGCTTGATCACCTCGACACATGGAATATATCACCGCCCGAAAGAGGCACCGCCTCAAATAAATGGCTCTATCCCTTATGGGATGAAGACGGCAAAAAAAATCGCGCTATTCGTCCTGAGAACATGTTGCACATTAAAGCGCTCACAGGTAATAAAAAATGGGGTGTTAGCCCTATACGCCAACACGCCGACACCATCGGACTTGGTTTGGCTGCGCAAAAATATGGTAGCCAGTTCTTTGGCTCGGGTGGTCGTCCAAGTGGCATATTAATCAATAAATCAGGCGGTCAACGTGGCGATGGTCAGAACAATTTAAAAGAAGCTTGGAAAGCTGGTGGTATAGGTAAAGGCGGTGGCCGTACTGCGGTATTACATGGTGATGTGCAATACCAAGCCATTACCATTAGCCCAGAAGAGGCGCAATTTTTAGAAACCCGCAAAATGACCCGATCAGAAATCGCCGGTATTTTTAACGTGCCCGCGCACATGATTAACGATTTAGACAAAGCCACCTTTTCAAATATCACCCAACAATCAATACAATTTGTTCGTCACACTATGGTTCCTTGGGTGGTTAAGTATGAACAAGAATTAAACCGAAAATTATTTACTACCGCTGAACGCTTAGCGGGTTATTACGTTAAATTTAATTTAGCCGGTTTATTGCGCGGTACACCAAAAGAGCGCGCCGAATTTTATCACTATGGCATTACTGATGGCTGGATGGATAGAAACGAAGCAAGAGCGTTTGAAGAAATGAATCAACGCGATGGCTTAGACCAGCTATTAATTAGCGTCAACGCTAAACACCCTGATCAACTTATCGAAGACGGCAAACCAGACGATAAGACCGAAGACACACCCAACAATAACCCCGAAGATAAAGGCGCAAGTGATGAAACATAAAATTGCTCAAGGCGAACAAGAAACCCGTATTTTTAGCGCCGAAGTGCGTGCCTATACCCCAGAGGGTGAAAGCCTCCCACACTTAACGGGTTATGGCGCAATGTTTAATAGTCGCTCTGAAAATTTAGGCGGCTTTCGTGAAATCATCAAAGAGGGCGCTTTTGATGAAGTGATAGATCAAGACGTTCGCGGCTTTTTCAATCACGATCCTAACTATATGCTTGGCCGTACAGCGTCCGGCACCATGACATTAACCATTGATGCTCGCGGCTTACATTATGATATTACCCCGCCTGATAGCCAAACCATACGCGATTTAGTGTTAACACCCATGGAACGTGGCGATATTAATCAATCATCATTTACCTTTATTGTTGCCCGTGATGGTGATCGCTGGTACGAAGACGAAGAGGGCATAATTATTAGAGAAATAAGCAAAATATCACGCTTGCTCGATGTTAGCCCCGTATCTATCCCCGCCTACCCAGATACCACAGCAGCAAGTCGCGGCTTTGGTGATTTTGAAAAAAACAAACAAGCCATGACTGACGGCCTTGAGGGCCAAGAGCAAAGACAACGAAGACAAAGACAATTGTTTCTTATTAATAAATAAATTTTAACAGCACCACCAAGCAAACCCCATGCCCGCATTTTCATATGAGAATACGGGTTTTTTTATACCTGTATTAAAGGAAAGTTAACTATGGCTTTATTAAAAGATAAAGTAGAAAAACGCAATCTTATCGCAAAGCAAATGCGTAGTTTAAATGATGAAATTGGCGATAAAAAATGGACTCCTGATCAAGAAAAACGTTGGGGTAACATGCAGCAAGAGCATGAAGATATTGATCAAGCAATTGTCCGTGAAGAACGTTTATTAAAGTTAGATGAAAACTCACTTGATACTAACGAGCCTGAACAACGCAATTTAGCCGGTGATCTTGACTCAGTAGAGCAGCGCAGTTCTAACGCCTTTGAAAAAGGCATCCGTTATGGCTTTGAAAGCTTAGACACGGAAGAACGTAAGCTAGTTATTGAAGCACGCGCACAAAGTGTTGGCACTGACTCAAAGGGCGGTTTTACTGCACCAACACAATTTAGAAATCAAGTGTCGGATGCCATGAAAGCCTTTGGTGGTCTTGCTCAAATTGCCACTATTTTAAATACTGACAGTGGTAATAATATTTCATGGCCGGTAAGTGACGGCACCAGTGAAATGGGCGTCATGATTGCTGAAAACGCCCAAGCGGGTGAAGAAGATGCAGAATTTAGCGAAGAAACATTAGGCGCTAAAAAAATGACCTCAAAAATCATTCGTGTCTCTAATGAATTATTAACCGACAGCGGTGTTGATATTGGCGCGTATTTATCACGCCGTATTGGTCAACGTATTGGCCGTGGAGAAGCGAATCAGCTAATTAACGGTAGTGGCACAGGTAACAGCATTAACGGTTTATTAAACCAAGCTAATGTCGGCCATACTGCCGCCGGTACTGGCGCATTAACGTGGGAAGAGTTCCTTACCCTTAAACACAGTGTTGATCCTGCTTATCGTGCGGGCCTTGCGCATTGGTTATTTAATGACACTACCTTATTAAGCCTTAAAACCATGAAAGATGGCCAAGGCCGACCGCTTTGGATGCCGTCTGTTGCTGGCCTTACTCCGGCAACGATTGATAACGATGCGTATCAAATCGATCAGGGTATGCCGTCTATTGGTGCGGGTAATGTGCCTGTTGCTTACGGTGATTTTAAGGCGGTGCAAGTTCGCCGCGTTAAAGCGATGGGTATCAAACGTTTATTAGAGAAATACGCCGAGTTTGATCAGGTTGGCTTCTTGGCATTTCATCGTTTTGATATGGTGCTTGAAGATTTAGGCGCAGTTAAAACAATGAAAAACGCCGCTGCTTAATCAATCGTAGCAAGTAACATTTTTAGCCGCTATTTTATCAAATAGCGGCTTTTTATTGGAGTATACCCCATGAGTGAGAAACAAATTTTAGTGGTATTAACTACGTGCTTGGCCACGGGCCTTGGTAGTTTTGGTGTCGGTGATAGTTTCCCCTGTAAAAGTGAAGACGAAGCCAAACGCATGGTTGATGCAGGGCAAGCAACATACCCCAGCACTGAACATGTATCACAAGCAGAGTTCAACGCGTTGCAATTGGTTAATCAGGGCTTAGTAACTGACTTAGCCGCCGCTAATGAAAAGCTAACCTTGTCAGGTGAAGTGCCAGGCGAATTACCCGCCGAAGTAAAACAGAAAATTAGCGATCTTGAATTACAACTTGTTAGCGCTAATGAACAATTGAAACAGCCAACGACTTTACCTGTAGAAGTTGAATATCAAATAAATAAATTAACCACCGAGTTAACATCATCGAATAAAGAAAAAGAAGAGTTAGAAAAAAACTTAGAAGCAGCAAGTAAAAATATTATTGCTATCAATAAAAAGTTAAAAGCGGCAGAAACCAAGCTAAAGGCTAAGTAATCATGTTATTGACGTTACCAGTAATCAAACAGCAGTGCCGTATTAATCCAGATGATGATAGCCGCGATGCCTTATTAACGGTTTATGGCAATTCAGCCAAAAAAACCATTGAGAATAAAACCGGCCGTAAATTGTTTGCGTTAAAAACGGAAATACCAGCGGAAAATGGTTGGTATGCGTCAATAGATGATTGCCCTGATCTTATGTTAGCTATGTTGTTATTGGTAACGCATTATAACGACAATCCAAGCGCCACGACTGAAAGCACTACGCGAACATTGCCGTTTTCAGTAAAAGACTTGGTTTCGCCTTACATCGTCTGTGATTCATCAATACTACCAGACGCTTAAAGTAAATAATTAGTAAATCATTAGTATGTATATTTTATTTCTTTTTGCATATTATTTTTAATGGATTAACGCATGATTTTAGCAAAAGACTTAAAACATATCGGCTTAATAAAAGCGCCGACTAGTTACAATGTCACTGGCCAAGCTATTGGTTGGGAAACTCAGTTTTCTTTATATTTTGGCATTGATAATGAAGCCGTTAGCGAAGCGGATCAAAGTAATAACAGCGGTAATCAAAAAACGCTGTCTTTGTTCACCCGTTATGATGTCCGGATTCAAAACGCACAGGTTATTTTTGCTAACGGACACAGTTATAAAATAAGCCAGCTTGATAATGTCGAGCTAGCAAATCGCCGTTTAAATTTCACCGCCACACCGCTTTAATTACTCACTAAAGGTTATTTATGATCTCTTCTTCAATGAATGTTAAGGGATTGGCCGAGTTAGACAAAGCACTGGCTAAAATTGGGGCTGTTGCCGGTGGTCGTGCCTTGGTTGCTGCGCTAAAAGATGCAGCCGAGCCGGTACATTCTCACATGGTAGCCAATGCCCCCGAAGATTCAGGCGATTTAAAAGCTAGAATTAAAAAACGTGCTAAAAAAGGAAAAGGCGGGGGTAAAACCAGTGCCAAGGTTAGTGTAGGTACTGCAAAAGTTGATTTTTACGGCGCAATATCTAACGAATTTGGCCGTCCTGACAGGCCACCAAAACCCTTTATTCGCTTAGCATTAGAGAAAAACTGGCGCAAATCAGCGTCTATTTTCAGCTACGCATTAAAAAAACGTATTCAACAACAAGCCAAGCGCTTAGCCAAGCAAGCCGCAAAATAACTAACCATTCATTTTAATGACTAACAAAACAAGAGCGACTTTATGATCGAGCTAACCGTGAGCCTGTGGTTAAGACAGCTTGCCGCTATGGTGGCTGTAGTGCCCAATATTTACGCCATGACTTTGCCCAAAACAGATATTTACCCTGTGTTAAAAGTATCACGGTTAAATACTGAATTTGACCAAACCTTTGACGGCCTAAGCGGTGAAGAAACCGCCATTATACAAGTTGATTATTGGGCTAACACCACCGACGAAATAACAGCCATTAAAAAAGAGCTCACCACGTTTTTTAATACCTTGTCAGTTAATCAAGACAAGGTATTAAGCGTGCATAATTTGCGCGAACAGCCCAGCTTTGAACCGAAAGAAAACGTTTTTAAACAAACCCTCGAACTAACTATAATTTATAAGGAATAAAGACATGATAGGCGATAAAACTAAATTACTACGCGGTGACGGTGCCGATCCTGAAGTATTCACCGAAGTAGCCAGTATTGTTGATTTTGGCGATTTAACTATCAGCCGCGCTATGAACTCAAGCCCGCCAACGTTTGACAGTCCTGACGGTTACGAAACGGTAACGCCAGGTGCTAAAAAAGTAGAGCCGCTAGAGATAAAAGTTAAGTATAAAAAAGATGAAGATGTTGCCGCGCAAGTCAAAGCTGATTTTGAAAGTGACAAGCCAACAAATTATCAAATTCATTGGCCTGACACCCCGCCAACCAAAAAACAAATGTCAGCGTTTGTTAACCAAATTGTTATGGCTACCCCTCAAAATGAAGACGTAACCGAAACCTTTACTTTCACGCCTACGGGCAAAGTTATAGACGTTGTATAAGGATAATTATGGCAGATAAACAATTAAATACTGCGCAAGCCTTACTTGCGCATATTGGCCTTAAAACTAAGGATTTTCCGATTTTTGGCGCAATGATTTTAGTAAAGCAATGGACAGCAAGCGAGCGCCTTAAATACATGGGCTTTATTAGTAATACTGAGGTTGATCTCGATGATGAAATTTCGATAGTACGACCGCAAGCCAATATTTTTGCCTTGTCGTTAGTCAATAAAAATGGCGAGCCGTTATTTAAGGCTAAATGGCAAGATAACCAACCCGTTTTTGATGATCCTAAAGCAATTGAAACCTTTTTACAAAATCGCACCGCCGAAACCTCAGCGGCGTTTATTGCCATAGCAAAGTTTAACGGCATTTACTTTGGTGATCCCGAAGACGAGAAAGACAAAGAGGATACAGCAGTAAAAAACTAAAAGCGCAGCCCGAGCGATTGTTTGCAATGCACCTCGCTTTGGCTGCGGGAAACTTAAACGTTAATGAAGTGCTCGATAATATGTCGAGTGAACAATTCAGTGAGTGGCAAGCGTTTGCCCGCATTTACCCCTTTGGCCCAAGTGCTGAAACAGAACGTTTTGCCATTCAACAAGCAAACACACTCAACGCCCCGCATTTTTCCACTAAAAAAGTGCGTTTAGCCACTGAGTTTATACCCACCTTTAAACCGAAAAAGAAAACCGTAAAACAACAAATAGCCATGTTTAATCGCTTGGGCTAAATCTTGCCACCTCTACTTTATAAGTGAAAAACCATGTCGGTATTATCAACACTCGTTATTGATTTAAAAGGTAACAGCGCGCACTTTCAAAAAGAGTTAAAAAAAGCTAACGCTAAATCTAAATCTTTTGCTAAAAAAGTGCGGGCCAATTCTCAAGCGGTGGTTAAATCACTGGGCGCAATTGGCACAGTGGGAGCCGTAGCTTTGGGGGCTATTTATCAACAAAGCGCGGCTAATATTGACGCACTGGCCAAACAAGCTGACAAACTGGGCGTAACTACTCAAGCGTTAGCAGGGTTACAACATGCGGCAGACTTAACCGGCGTTTCAAGTAAAGCACTTAACAAAGGCTTGCTTGATATGACGGTCAAAGTGCAAGACGCGGCCAAAGGTACGGGCGAGGCCAAAGACGCATTAAAAGAGCTTGGTTTAAATGCGCAAGTACTCGCTAAAATGTCACCCGATCAGCAATTTAAAAAAATAGCCGAAGCGATGAAAAGCGTTGAACACCACGGCAACAAAGTGGCCATTGCTTATGATTTATTTGGCGCTAAAGGTACTGATTTAATCAATACCTTGGCCTTGGGTGAAGCGGGTTTGAATCAAACAGCCAAAGAGGCTGAATTATTAGGGCTTTCGCTTAATCGTGTTGATGCGGCAAAGGTTGAAGCGGCCACCGATGCTATGACCAAAAGCGCGGGAGTAGTTAAGGGCTTAGGTAATGCCATTACTGTTACCTTAGCGCCTTATGTTAAAGCGGTTTCAGACGAGTTTTACAATGCCGCCCTTGAAGCGGGTGGCTTTGGTGAATTCACCACCACAGCAATGAAAGCGGTGGTACAAGCTGTGGGTTATACCGCTAATGTTATTCATGGCCTAAAAGCCGTGTGGCAAGTAGTAAAGCTTGCCTCGGCTGCTGCTATCACGGGTATTTTAGAGGGCTTAACGTGGTTAGATTCTGGCTTAACCAGCTTTTTAAACTCATTGCCAGGTGTTGAAGCAAAAGCCAGTAGTTTTTTATCGGGCATGGCCGGTGCTATGCGCGCAGAAATGAACAACATACAGGATGATTTAACCGCCTTTGCCATGAAGCCTTTACCCCATGACGGCATTGTAAAATGGGCAGAAGAAGCTAAGCGAAAATCAATAGAAGCGGCTGAAATAGTGGCCGCTGCTGCCGCACAAAGTGGTGGTTACTCGGAAGAACAAGCGGGCATAGGCCAAGCAAGTGAAGACGGAACCAGCACCGATGAAGAAAAAGACACCCAAAACAAAAAGCTTACCGCCAAGCAAGGTGACGAACAGAAAAAAGTAAAAAGTCATGAAGAAAAAATCCTCGACATAAAAACCAAAAACAGCAAAAAGTTTGCCGCTATTCAAGACGCTATTCGCATTAAAAATCTTATTAGAGAAAAAGCCTCACAACTTAAAATCGCCATTGGTGAGGGTTATGTTGCTATTCAAAAAGCATGGGCTAGTGCGCCGTTCCCTTACAACTTGCCAGCCGTAGCAATGGCAACAGGCTCAACGGCCATGAATGTCGCGGGCATTGCGGGCCTTGAAAATGGCGGTAATGTGGGTAATCGCTCAATTGTTGAAGTGGGTGAAAAAAACAAACCTGAATTATTAGAATTTGGCGGTAAAAACTTTTTACTCGGTGGTAATGGTGGTGCCGTATTTAATCAATCACAAATGCAATCTGTTAGTGGTAGCGGCGGTGGCGGTAGTGGTGGAAACATTAACATTGAATTAAACAACGTGTTTGAGGGTGATGTTTCAGAAGACAAAATGAGCGACTTTATCGCCCAAAATTACGAGGCAGTGTATAACGCCGTAGCCAATGCTAAATCAGATCGCGGGGAAGAGTTTTAATGTTATTTCCAAAAAATATTGGTTTTTTACAAGTCGAACCGCTGAGTAATTCCCCTGCCTATATTAGCGAGTCAAAGTCATTGAAAACAGTGACCACAAGCACAGGCGCACAGCGTTGGGAATGGACATTAACAACAGACATTTTAAACGAGGTTAATTTTCGTCGCGGCTGGGCATTTTTAAACAGCTTAGCGGGTAAAACACACACCTTTGACATTCAATTGCCGCTTTTCAGTGAGCCGCTAGGCGTGGTCAGTGGCTTGGTGCAATCAATGGCGAGTCATGGCATTGGTGAAAATGTTGTTAATTTTACTAATTATATTGCGGAAATTGGCGATTTTGTGCGTTTTGTTGGGCATAGCAAAACCTATCAAATTATTGATACGGCGGGCAGTTCAGCCACGCTATTTCCACCACTGATAAAACCTGTTAGCAGTAGTGAAGTTGTACAAGTCAGTGACTTGTTATTTACCGCCAGGTTAAACAGTTCAATTTCAAAACTAAAAGTGCCCAGCACCAAAAAGGCCAAGTTAAAATTTAAAATTATCGAGGCTTTTTAATATGCGAACGCTGCACCCCGACACCTTAGCGGCTCTTAAAACTGACCATTTACGCGCTATTTTAATTAAGCTCGATTTCACCCCAACGCCTATTTATTTAAGTAATACCGCCTTTGATGTGGTGCATAACGGCAACACCTATTTAGGCAATGGCCAACTGCTTAAAATCGGCAAAATACACCAAGACATTGATATTAGAGTATCAACCGTTGAGCTAACCCTCGACGCGGTTGACTCGTCATTAGTGTCGTTGTTGCTTGGCTTGCCGCAACACGGGCGAAACGTTGAATTATCACTAGCTATTTTAAACAATAACTATTCGATTATTGGTGATGTTATGCCTATGTATTCCATGATCATCGACGGTGCGCCCAGCATTATTGACGACCCCAGCAAAGGCAAAGCTATCATAAAACAAAAAATATCTAGTGAGTTTGCCAACTGGAAACAAAAAGGCGGCATAAGAACAACACCGGCTAGCTTGCAACGCTTTTCACCAAACGACACGGGCTTTGATTTTGCTGCTGAAAGTGGCCGCGAATATAAATGGGGGGCAAAGTAATGGGTTGGTTATCAAAAAAATGGAAACAAATAAAAGGCTGGTTTACTCCAAGCGAGCCAAAACCACAGGGCGTAAATGTTGAAAAAAGCGGCACTAATCAAGGCGTGCCCATTATTTATGGTTACATGAGTAAAGCCCCGTGTATTAAAGTATTTAAAGTCACTACCGATAAAGCCGGAGGCGCAAGTAACGAATACTTGCATTACATTTGTGTGTTTTGCGTGGGCGAAATTGAAGCAATAGGCAAACTGTATTTTAACGACATTCCTGAAAACCAAATAGACAACAAACGTTATTTTGTACAGCGCTTTAACGGCAGTGAAAGCCAAGCGTATTGCAGCGAGTTATCAGCTGAATTTAATCAATGGAAAGCCACCGCAACGTTAAAAAATGTCGCTTATGCTTATGTGCGTTTAAAGCAAAACAGCGAGGTGGATTGGTGGAACGGCGAGCCAAGAATATCGGCTAACATTCAAGGCTTAAAAGTCTTTGATCCGCGTAATGGACAAACCCAATATAGCGACAATATCGCCTTATGTGCCCTTGATTATTTAACTAACGACAATTACGGCAAAGGACTCACCGCCAACAAAATAAACAGTCAAAGCTTTGCCAATGCTGCTGACTTTATTGAAACCAGCAAAACATACACCCGTACTGTGTATAAAAACTGGTTTGACCCTGAATTAAAGGTATGGGAGAAAATAGTTACCGGCACAGTAGACGAAACCATTATTGAAAATTTAATGACCTGTAATGTCAGCTTGTCTCCTGAAAATACGCTCAAAAAAAATGTTGAAATATTACTCGGCGGTATGCGGGCAATATTGCCAGAAACCAATGGAAAATACAGGCTAGGCATTGAAAAAGATGATGCACCCGTTTTTCCTTTTACTGAACATAACTTAATCGGGCCAATACAGTGCCAAGGCGGTAGCCAAAGTGATCGCTATAATCAGGTTATCATTAAATATCGCAATCAATTAACCGGCGAAGACGACGAGGCGGTTTTTCCTGATGATGATGCCTTGCACCAAACATGGAAAACCGAAGACAGCGGCAAACTATTATTAGGCGAGTTTGATTTTGATACTATCAACAATAAAGCCGAAGCGCTGCAAATGGGCCATGTTATTGCGTATCGTAGCCGCCAACTGATCGGCGCATTGTTTACCGGTTTACCTGAAACTATCGTTGTTGAAGCGGGTGACGTTGTCACCTTAGACAGCCAAATATTAGGCTGGAACGCTAAACCGTTTCGTGGTGAAAGTGTTGATATTGACCTAGAGTCAGGGCGCGTGAGCTTTCAAGGCGTAGAGCATCAAAATTCAATTTACCCGTGGGCCATTGGTGATGTAACCGAAGAGTATGCCGACACAAGTTTTGCACTGCCACAAAGCATACAAACACCAACAGGGTTAACATTGCTAAGTACCCCGAGTGATAGTGAATACAAGGGCGTGTTGTCGTGGGACGATCCGAACAATACCGCGGTAACTTCTCACAACATTACTATTTATTCAGTGGGTGACAATGCGGTTGTTCACGCAGAAAACAGCGCCTTTAATGCGGTTTTTATTCCGCTTTTAACGGTGGGTGATTATCGGGTTGAAGTGGTGGCAAAAAACAGCCTGTTTTTGTCTGACGCTGCTACCTTGTTATTTACGGCACAAATACCCAACGCGCCAATATCACTTGGTCTGGTTGCCTCTACTTTTGAAGTAGGCGCAGCACCCACAGTAGGTATTGATAATCACTATGTTAATTTTGAGCTAATGTTCGGTACGGTTAACAACCGGCTAAATGCGCAAAAGGTTGGTCGTGGTAGAACGTTTACCATTATTGATCGCACCCCTGAAACCACTTATTATTTTTGGGCTAAAACCGTGACACCTTTTGGTGATTCGCCGTGGGTAGCGGGCAATATAACCACGGGTGATGGCACCGCCATTGTTGAACTCATTGAAACCTTATCTAATGAGGCCGTGGTTGAGTTAGAGCAAGATGTTGTATTGCTCAATTCTGATATGAAGAAAATATTAGAATCTCTAATTTGGAACACTACCCAACACCAAGAAAAAACCACTGAAACGGCTTTTATCTCTGCTGATGTAAAACAAACCGCCACCGCACTAGCAACCGAAGCACAAGCAAGAGCAACCCAAGGCACAGCAATTGAAGCCATTATTAACACCGAAAAAGGCCGTACTAGTGCGCTTATCTCGCGTGTTGATCAAGCCACTTCTGATATTAACGGCAATGCCCAAGCGATTAGCTTTGTAGATGGTAAGGCTAGCAGCGCGTCAAGTACTGCCAGTTCAGCTTATTCATTGGCGCAACAAGCAAAATCTAGCGCTGACGGCTCAGCCAGTTCTATTACCGTAATTAGCAACAAAGTTAATGATAGCAGTACAGGACTAACCGCTACCAACTCACTGGCACAATCGGCAAAAATAACCGCTGAGGGTAATGTTAGTGCGGTAACACAATTACAAGCCAGCATTGATGACATTGTAGGATCGGGCACTGCCACCACTGCTGAATTGCAATTGGCCGTAGTGGGCAATAAAAACCAGATAGAAAGCGTGCAAGCACAAGCCTTTTTGTTTGCTGATGTAAACGGCCGAATATCAGGAGTAAAAGCAACCAGTACAGCCGCCCAAAGTAATCTTGATTTTATCGGTGGAAATGTACGTTTTTTAAAACAAGACGGTTCAGTGGCTATTTATTTTAATACGGTTACGGGTGAATACGAATTTAACGGTGACGGTAATTTTAACGGCACAGTACGAGCCGATAAAATTATAGGCGAACAAGCCTCGGGTGCTGCTGTTTCGTTGTCATATATTGAGCTAAGCCAATCATATAAAACATTGGTTGGCTTTACCGTGTCTAGCTCGGGGTTTGACCGAGTGATTAATATTCCTAGCCCCTTTTTTATCTCTAACAATAGCAGTGATCCTGATTCAAAAATTGCTGTTCAGTTTTTAGCTAACGGCTCGAATATATACCTTGATTCGGCCGTCAGCGGCACCACTGAAAGCGGCTATTTTACCGCCCCGCCCCGTTTCTATAATTTGTTAGCTAATCGGTCGGTAACAATAACTATACATGCGAAGTTGATCGGCGGTAGCGGCAGTACAGCAATGTTTTCTCAAAACTACGCACCGACCGTTTTTAAAGCCAGTGACGAAATAACGTTTAACTAATTCAATCAACATTAAATAAGGGATGAAATGACCCAACAAATAGATATTGCTGATTTAACGATCACCAAGGGCCAAGCCACCGTTACCGTTAACAGTAACGAAAGCCTGAAAGGTTATAAAGACGGCGACATTATTTTTACCACAGGCAACAAGCCTATTTTCGTAAAAATAATTACCGGGAAAATTATTACCTTGCGTAGTAATGCCAGTTTTACGGCTAATAACGTAACTGCCGTTTTGATGGCTAATAACGTATCTTTACGCGAAGCGCTCACCACAATACAAGAAAATAACAAAGCGTGGTCTGTGCACTTCTCGCCGTTTTTACATTGGATTTCAACCAATGAGCAAACCGCCGATTTAATTGATTCTAGCGGTAATGTTATCAATGTTTATTCTGCTCAAGGTATGAATGCTTTGGCGGTTAATATTGGCTCAGCGGTTAATGATGCGGCGCAATTACAACTTAATGTAAACACACTAACCAGCACAGTGAGCAGTATTCAAAGCTCGCTTGACGCGTCGAAAAATGCAGCTAGAGCCAGTGAGGATAAGAGTAAAGCCAGTGAGAACGCAGCTAAAACCAGTAAGGATCAAGCCGCCACCAGTGCCAGCGCTGCCGCTACCTCAAAGGCTGACGCGTTTAATAGTAAAAACTCAGCTAATACGGATAAATTAGCCGCCGCTAATAGTGCCAACGCTGCCAAAACAAGCGAAAACAATACCAGTGACAAGGTAACGTTAGCGAGTCAATACGCTAATCATCCCGAAGATGAATATATACCAGGCACAACAGAATATTCTTCGAAGCATTGGAAACAAAAAGCTAAGGCTTTGGCCGGTGGTACTGCCCCCAACTCATTAGAGCTTGGTAATAAAACTGCCGCACAGTGGCAACAAGAGGTTGATGATGCGGGGGCATCGTTACCATTACCGTTAGTACACTTGTTTGCGCCTAATGAGATAGTAAAAACGCTTAGCGGAAAACTTACCAGTGCACGCCTCGGTCCCGCTACATATATTGATAGATACGGGAAATTGATTTATTCGCCTAGTCCAGTGGTCACTAACGGGGTTCCTTACAGTGAAGATATAACAGATATATCTTGGGAAAAATTAGGCGTTACCGTTACAGGAAATGCAGGAACTGACCCTTTTGGCGGCATCAATGCAACGTTAATCACTCCAACAGGGGGTGATTCTCTCCACTGTATTCGAGCATTTCAATTAAATTCTGTTTCTGCATCGACGACCCATTCTATTTTTGTAAAATACGCTGGTTATAGCACTGTCGCTGTAGGTATTTATTCTGGTGGTCAGTCGAAAGAATGTAAGTTTGATTTTGATACTGGAGCTATTGACGTTGGGTCGGTTGGCGGTTCGATGTCTGATATTGTTAGCGGAGGGGCCGAATACATATCAGAGGGGTGGTATCGTATATGGTTGAAAACAAACTTGCAGAGAACACAGATTATAATAGCTCCTAATTACACAGGAACATTTACGGGAGATACTGACAAAGGTGTGCTGGTTTTCGGTGTGGCAATTGAAAACGGTGTAACAGTGCCTAGCGGCTACCTTAAAACCACAGGCGCATCAAAGTCAGGTATTAGTTACCTTGGTATTGATACTTTGCGCATTAACGAAAAAGGTGCGCTGATCGAGGGTAGTAGCACCAACCTATTCGCCGCTAACAGCATCAAGAGCTATACATTTTGGAATAAAGATGAAAACAACACGCTATTTTTTGATGATAGCGTACAAAATATTGACGGCACAATGGGGGCAATACGGGTAACTAACAACGATGTTAATACACGTCGAATTCACAATTCAAGAGCCAGCCCCTTAGCTTACGTTGCTAACACTAAAGTTACCGCGTCATGTGTCGTTAGAAGCGGTAACGGTGGTGGTTTAAGAGTTCGCTTTTATGGCGATGGTGGATTATTTAAAGGTGATAAACTTTATAATATCGGTACGAAAACACCCTCTGTATCATCGCCTAACGTCACTCTACTCAAGGTCGAGCCATTAGCTCATGGCTGGGACAGAGTGTCATTTTCCTTTGAGTCCGGCGTAAACATTACAGATTTAGTGGCAGAGTTTTACACGTGGGACATTGGCAATATTACTGGTCAGACTATGTATATAGACTACATGCAGTTTGAAAATATTCCGTTTGCGTCAAGCATTATCATTAGTGGCGCATCCCCCGAAACAAGATCGGCTGACGATGTCAGTATACCTTGGCAGAATAATATAACGTTCGATAATTACACTATTACAGCGGAAGTGACCTTACTTTCTAAAGATGAAGTCGTTTCAGGAACTAACGGAAGAAAGTATCTTTATAACATGAAGGGGTTTGCCATCCATGCTGCCTTTATTGATTCCGTAGGTACAAGGTTTTTCGCGTATGGCGCGGAAGGAACCACGGGGGCAGCATCTAACAGCGCTATTCCAAATACGCCTAACTTAAAAGTAGCTGTTGTTCGTGGAGCTAGCCCACAACAATTGCAAGTATACGCAGACGGCGAGGGAAGCGGAATAGACACTAGTTTTACGGAGAACGTTGTCTTGCCTCCCTCTACTAGTCGCTTTGAAATAGGTAGGCTATCTAGCGTGAGGTATCTATGGGGTTATATCAAAAACTTTAAAATATTCGATGTAGCATTAACAGCGGCGCAGGTGAAAAAATTATGATTACAGATTATATATTTGCAGTAACAGATTTAGAGGCTTTCAGAGTCTCGTTGTTATCAATTGAGTCTGATTTGGTAAGTATTGGCGAAGATGGTGTAGCAACCATTCTCAGCCCGACCACAATGATTAAATACAAGGGGAATCAGTCAGTTGCTATTGCTAGGATTGATACTAACTCACTGTCTGAACTAAGTAGTTTTGCTAGTATGGTTTTAGTGGGTGAGGCTAAGCAATCATTCATTAAAACTAACGATGATGTTAATTGGCTCAATGAAGATTTATATCATTCGATTCATAGTATCGAACCGATAACTTATATAGATGATTATGGTTTTGAACAAAGCTATATCCCGTCTAAACTTCATTGTGTTTTTGCGTAGGAATATTAATCATGGGTATTTGGTCTAGTTTATTTGGTAAAGACAATGTTATTCAAGCGGGCATTGATGGCCTTGACAAAATAGTGCACACCGACGAAGAAAAGTCAGACGCTAAACAAGCGTTTTTAAAGTTATACGAACCGTTTAAAATTGCACAACGTTTGTTGGCTGTTATTTATGGCGTGCCTTATGCGCTCGCGTGGTTTGTTACCTTTATGGTGTCATTTTTTACGGACGTATCAAAACAAGAGGCGTTATTGCAGGGCGATATAAGCCGCATTGTTTTTGCTATTGTTAGTTTTTACTTTGGTGGTGGTGCTGCTGAGGGTGTTGTTAGAATGTTAGCTAATAGAGGTAAGAACAGTGAAAGAAAGTAAACGTCATTATTTAATGCGGGTCTTAATCGCCTTTGACCAGTTTTTTAATGTACTGGTTTTTAATGGACGGCCCGATCATACTATTTCTGGTCGTGTTGGTTATTTTGCTATTAAGGGTGAAAAATGGGCGTTGTATTGGGAAAAAATAATTAACACTTTGTTTTTCTGGCAAGCTGATCATTGTAGAAAATCAATTGAATGGGATGAAATGAAGTAAGTACAAGGTGAGTATAAGTTAAGCAAGGCTATGATTAATCATAGATCCTTGCTTTTTTTTGCTGTAGCATAACCGATCATCAATATATCGTTCAGGCTATTTAAATAATAAAATAGTGGAAATAATCACATATTGTGATACATTGTGTATCACTTGCCATCGTTGGTGGCTAAAGGTAAGTATTAAGAAGAAAATTTAAACAATCACCGAAATTCAGACATAAAAAAACCGCTTTTGGCGAGCGGTTGATTTACTAGGTTTAAAATCACAAACCCCATAACAAGGACTTGATTTTAAGCTGACGGGTTTCTTTTTGCAAGAAAAAAATAAAAAGAGCTTAAAATGAGAGTAAAAAATTCAACTCCGGCGTTTACTCGTCCGAATCATCAAAAGAATTTACCGTCTTTTTTAGTGGCATGTAACACCATGCTAACCAAGTGCCCTGCGTCGGCGTGGGACGGTTGGCAACTTATTCGCCGTGTTCATGGCAAATCATTAATGAATACTCACCGCGCGAGTGCGATCAATTCCCTTTTCATTGCTATTGCTAATCATGTTGATTTAAAGAGCAGCGTGGTTTTTTCTAATGTTTATGATCTGGCCCATGCTACGGGCTTGGCTACGGTAAGTGCGGCGGGTAATGTTTCAATAACGCGTTGTAGTCGTGCCATAATCGAAATGGAAAAAGCGGGCTTTCTTGAAACTGAATTGGTTTGGGATCGCGTCTTGGGTTGTCATATACCAAAATTTATTAATGTCACTGATTTGTTTTGGGAGATAGCACACCCCGAGGGCACAAAGGGTTATCATGCAGCGCGTGAAAGCCAAATTTCTTACCAAAGGCAAGGTTTAGCAGAGCCAGAGGAATGGTTGACCGTGAGCCAAGCCAAAGAGCGCCGCCGTAGAATGCACATTAAAACCGCTTTTAAGTTAAGACGCGCTAAACATGAAAAATCAAAGCAGCGAACAGCGGCCAAGAAGCTAACCAATGACAACATTGTTGTTTCTCGCGGTAAGATAGGCAAAGAAATACTAGACGAACTTGGCTCTTTACACGGCCTAGACCCTAAAGCGTTTCAGGTGATGATCAGCCAACGTTACGCACTGTATAACAAAATAGCAGCAGACCCCGCACCCACAAGGCACTAAGCCAACTTATTAAATAAAACCCTGCCTTGGCGGGGTTTTAGTCGTTCCCTCGAATAAATAACCATGTAATATGGGCCTTACTCACTTCTCATTATGCCGTTTTCACCCCTGTTTTTAATCATTCTGCGCTAGATAAATCACATCCTTTAGTTATACACAATATAATGCAATTGCTTTATCTAATATAACGCCCACGTATAGATATATAATGCAAAGTCACTATAACTACTTATATATAAATAAACCTTATGGCTACGCCTAAAGTGAATAAATGCACGCCCTTGGTTTTTTTGCTAAAGAAACAGCAAAAGGGCGTAATTGTCGTTTGGTTCACTGCCTGGTGATAACTGACCGCTGCGTCACCTACATTTTCAATGAGATAATACCACTTGAGTAATCGTTGATGTTGAAGCTTATTAAGAGCGTCGCTTCGCTCAGTTTGGCAAGGGATAGACAAGTTTTGTGCCTATTTGTTTAATAGGCCTGTTTATTCTATTATGCGTGCTTATTACTTCATTACGGCTCACTAACAACACACCCCATAAAAGGAATTTAACGCATGGCTAAAGATTTAGAACGAACGCTAAAGAAATGTAAAAAGTGCAAAAGAAAAACTGAGCACTTACGAAATACAGACAAAACAGGTTTATTGTCCCTGTTAATCCATATAGCGTTAATTTTTATTACGGCTGGTATTTGGCTTATTCTTATTGTTATTTACAAGATCCTTAACGCTAAGGTGGGCGGCTGGCAGTGTAGCGAGTGTGGTTAAATGGGTTTTTCCCTACAGTTTAATAGCTATTAAGCCTGTATTTTTATACGGGCTTTTTTTTGACCTAAAATAACCGTTTTGGTGATTTAGTGCTTAATATTGCTTTAATACTGAGCATATAGAATAAACAATATTCAACGGCAGTAAACGGCAGTAAAAGACAGTTGTTATTATTTGTTAAATTAACGTAAATTTAGCGTCTATTTTGGTGTTGATATTTGTAAGGCAGTGTAATGGCGATGTGTATTTGTTTAGCGTAGATTCGCCCGTATCACAAACGACCGTTATTTGACCACCACGTAAACACGGTGTTAATTAATGCTTTCGTGTTTCAAAACTATGTGTCACTATTGATGTCTCAAAACAACGGCTTTATGACACACAGACAATGAAATTTGGTTACGCAAGGGTTAGCACTAAACAACAAGAATTAGCCTTACAAGTAGACGCGCTTAAAGCGGCTGGCTGTGATGAAATAATCACCGAAGTTGAAACAGGCGCGAACAATGATCGCCCCGCACGATTGGCCATGATAGATAAGCTTAGAAAAGGCGATATTGTGACGGTGTGGCGTTTAGATAGGTTTGGCCGTTCTATGCCTGATTTAATAGAAAAGGTTGAACAGTTAAGCGCCCAAGGTGTTGAGTTTATCTCGTTACAAGAAAATATAGATACTACCTCAGCCACGGGCCGGTTAATTTTTCATATTTTTGCGGGCCTCGCAGAATTTGAACGTAATTTGATTTCAGAAAGAACAAGAGCCGGATTAGCAGCAGCACGAAAACGCGGTAAATTGGGTGGAAGAAAAAGAATTATGAATGATATTCAGGTCAAAACAGCTAGACGATTAATATCAGGGGAAAACCCCGTAAATCGTGAAGAAGTGGCCAAAATGCTTGGCGTTAGCCGGTCAACACTTTACCGAGAATTAAAAGAATAAAAACCTTACTTTTTATATTGATTTTAATCAAAATAATCACGAATCGTGTTTAAAAAATAGTAAGCGTGTCGTATTATAGAGACTGGTTTTTTATTGGGAAATGAATAATGGAAGTCACGAATTCAGGCGTTAAAGCAATAGTTAATATTGGTCCGGAAGATAATAAATTACAAAAAATCGAGCCGCAACAAGATAAAGCGACTGCGGCACTCAGCACAGACAAGATAACATTGTCTGATGATTTAATTATGACTATGGGTACTGGTGGCGGCACTACTAAGCCACCACCAACAACAGAAAACTAAAGGACATTACATGGATGTATTATCGTTCTTGATATTTATTGATGGGTACGTGGGGAGCTTAAATCATGTACTTATCAATAATCTACTTGCGTTGATCTTGGTTGTTTTGGCTTATGACAATAAAGAAGATAGTAATTTTTTGTTTGTTATTTCTATGATGTTAATACCAAAGCTAGTTGATATTTTGGTATTGAATGATTTTTTATTGTCTGACTTTGTGCCGAATTATTTATTTTTCTTATTTTATTCTGTTTATGACGCACTCGTTCTTTGGTTGATTCTATATAGAACCAAAGTGATTCGTCTTTTTTTGATTATAAAAATAAAAGTGTGCCACCTTTTAAATATAAATAGTGATGCTGAAACTTTTACCTATGTCCGTCATGTTAACGAATATAAAATAACAGTTATCTTTGCAGTAAGCATTCTTATTAACTTAATTGTAGCTGTCGAATACCCGCTAAGATGGTATATAAGTGATGAAATATTATATTTTTACTATTTGTATGCACCATTAAAATTTGGATTGAATATAGCGTTAGTTTATTGGGGTTCAAAAATGAATCCCGAAAAACAAAATACCTCAAGGAGTACACCAGGTGAATGTAAGTAACTTTATTGTTGAATTATTTGAACTGTCAGGATTGAGTGAGCATGATTTCTGTCAAAAACTCGATATTGATGCCGAACAGTTGGCTGAAATAAAAGCGGGTAAAGCTCCAAGCGGCTCAGCTTGTAAAATGTTGTTAAAGGCTGTTTCAGTCGCTTTATTTTCCAAAAAGACAAACTGTGACCTTGATGAAGTTCACGACGAATTGACAAAGGCTCGGGCTATCATTGTGACGGTTGGGGAAAGCTCGCATTTAGCCGAACATCATCAGGATTCACTATCGGCGGCTGCTGAAATGATTGATAACTCAAGGCAAAGAATATCCTCATAACATTAAATACCAGACAATAAAAAGCCGCTCTTATATAATCAATAAGAGCGGCTTTTTAATGGTTTATAACTTACCTATTTAATGTTGAACTGGTTCAAGAAAGGGTAGTAAACGGCTAGGCTTTCACGGATGAATAAAGGCAGTAATATTAATTGTGTTAGTGGCATAGCTCGTAATATGGTAAATTGTTCAATAGACATTGTTTATCCTCACAGGTTTTAATAATGTTGCCTTAGTTAGTGCTAAGGCGGTTGATGGGCTGTTAGTGCAGCCCATTAATTTATTTAAATTGATTTAATTCAATTAAATCGATTTAAACTAATCTTTCATGGTTGAGCAAGTCTGTATTGTTTTTCAGGAAGTTTTTTAAATATGTACCCAGCGGAAGTCCTCCCGCTTTTGCTGTAAAGTTTTCAAGCTCTTGTGGTGTAAGTGTTAACGTTACTCTTTCAGATGCTTTCTCTTCTGGAGCCAAAGCTTTTTTACCTGGCTTTGCTCGTTCAGTGGTTGAGGCGTGTTGTTCTGCTGCTTTCAAAATTGACGGCTTAGCCACCTTTATTACACTATTCTTTTTTTTGTCATTACTCATGATTGCTGATCTCCTGATAAATATTATTAAGTTGTTCGGCCTCGATGCCATACCTATGTTTCAATAAATTACTTGATTGGGTTAATTCAATGAGTGATTTCTCTTCATCGTCTACCAAATCAAAGCCGTTAGAAAACTTCAATGGTAAAATAGGTAAGCTAAAATCAATGTTAGCCTCTACTTGTTTTTTGATATTTATATAGTCTTCTGATGTGGTCCAGTCGTATGGCCCTATACTCAAATTACCCTCTTTCTTTTTGCCTACCACTTTGCTTTTAGTTAACTTAGTCGCTACGACAATTATATTTTTAGTGAACTGTGCAACCTCTAAAATAGTCTGAATACCACCTTGTAAACATCTTAGGTGATTGTAGATAGGGACTATAACAACGTTAGATTGCTTTATAGCTGACGTAATACTCAATGACTTGTTGGAGATAGCCCCTGATAAATCAAAGACAATATCAGTGTCTTTGCTTAGCAATGGGAACTCTTCACTTTGCCCAACGACTAGTTGCTGTTCTTCTTCGAATAAATCACTGTAAACATTAATCGATTCATTAGTACCAATACAGTAACCGTGATCTAGCGCTATATTAGTGGATAGCGGTGTTTTCCCTGCTGACCCTTTGATGTTGTATACCGTAATTTTCATGCTTCATTCCTTAACACGTTTGATTTGAATTGATTAAAACATATTAAATCGATTTAATCAAATTAAACCGATTAATTCAATTTAATTCAATTTAATTCAATTTAATTCAATTGTATCGATTTAATTGAATTATGTTGATTGGTTAAGCTATTTAGCCTGTATCAACATAATGCTTTACCCACCAATAAAAATGAATTAATATATTAATTAATAAGTAAATGATTTATTAATTAATTAATGTATTAAAGGGGTTTGAAATGGAAGTTAAAAAAACAGCAGGGCGCACAGGTATAGATAAAGCGGTTTATATCAATCAAATTCAAACATGGTTAAATGGTGATTTCCGCTTATCTGACATTACCGCAACAAAGTTACAAAAAGCTGTTGGCGGTCAATATAAAAAAGCGGTGGATTATTTAGAAGACTTTAAGCAAGGTTATGAAACTAAAGAGCTTGCCGACTTGCCACAACCACCCGAAGCATTCACCAACCTATTACATGCGGCAGGGCAAGACGCTTGGCGTGTATTGTGGGAAGAAAAAAACAAAGCTGTTGCTGATGCTATCGCCGCTTTTGATATTGAACGTACAGCGTTAAACGTTCGCGCTGATGAATATTTAAGTGTGATTGATCAGCATGAACAAGAGATTGACGAGCTAAAAGCACAACTGTCGGATAGTGATAAAAGTATCAATGAGGTTAACCAAGAAAAAACCACGCTTAATGATGCGTTAACCAATGAACGCATTGCCTTAGCGCAAACAAGCGAACGCGCTGATCAGTTAGATGCACGTTTAACAGAAGCAAACGGCCAGTTAAACGTTTTTATTGATAAAAACGCGCAACTTGAAAGAGAGAAAAACCAAAGTAAACAAGACATTGACACGATAACAGAACAAAGAAACGTGTTAACAACGAAAGCCACCAACTTTGAGGATCGCGCCGCTGAATTGCAAGCCTCACTAACTAACGAAAGCGATAATACTAAGGTGTTAACCAACAAGCTTAATGAGAACGCCGCCGCTAACACTGAGTTAACCACGGAACTAGCCACCAAAACAGCATTGTACGATCAGTTATTAACGCAATTAACCAAAGAGCAGGCCCAAGCAGAAAAAGCCAATGAACAAAGCGTAAAATCGTTAAGTGATGTAAATAAGCGATTAGATAATTTACAACACGAGTTGGTTAAAATTGCGGGAAAGGCTAAGTAACTGAATACCCCAAAGTGTTGCATTTAGGTGATGCGGTCTAGCTATAGGCCGCATTCTTTCGTTATGGTGATCGGGAATATGCTTTGATATGTGCAACAGTTCTGTGCAGTTCTGTTGCATTTGTGAAAACGGACTAAATTTAAAGCCCGTATATTAAGTATAGTTGTTTGCTATTTTAATTCTTTATCCGCTAAACTTTTTAGCCATGCCCCAAGCTTTAACCCCTGCTTTTTGGCTTCTGCCTCATAGAGTATTTTCATATCTGGTTCAACCCTAAATTCACATCTAGCGCTTGCCTTGACTTGTTTCATAGGTCGCCCAACCTTTTTTTTATCATCTTTCATGCTGCGAATATTAGTACGTACAATAAACAAATGCAATATTTAATTAATGTCCGTACTTTTATTGACTTTATAAAACAATAATGTATTATTGTACGTACATTAATTATCTGAACAGTTCTAAGGCAATCAAATGGAAACTTTAAATTTAGGAAACAACGAGTCACTAGTTAGAGGCGTATTCAATAATAACGATGGCACTTTTACAGTATTAACTTTTACTCGGTCTTGGACTTACAAAACAGAAAAAGCCGCTAACAAAAAATGGTCTGCCTTAGTATCAGCCGACTTGGTTTAGTCGATTACGTACAATAAAAATAATTACTTTATTGTACGTACTTTTATTGACATCTATAAATATAGGTGTATTATTGTACGTACATTAATTGTTTAGACACTTTCCAAGGTATACAAAATGAATTCATCAATAAACATCACAATAAAAGACTTTAGCTGCACTGATTATGACGTTAAACGTGATTCAAAATTGGTTGGGACTTTAGTCAAAAACAATAAATATTCAAGCTTACTTAAATTCGTACCGCTTGAAGATTCAGGGCTTATGCACTTGGATGGCAAAGTATTCATGGATGTTTTAACGGCTAATTTAACTATTGCAAAGGCGTAATGAAATTGAAGATATTAAATTTATATGCGGGTCTTGGTGGAAATAGAAAGTTATGGGAGGGGCACGAAGTCACAGCCGTTGAAATGGATGAAAAAATTGCCGCTGTTTATAAACGATTAAACCCTAATGATGAAGTGATTATTGCTGATGCTCACGAATACTTATTACAACATTATCAAGAGTTTGATTTTATTTGGGCCTCGCCTCCATGCCAAAGCCATTCCCGTATGATCAGGTCTGGCAGAAATAGAAAGCCCCGCTTTGCTGATATGAAATTGTATGAAGAAATTCTATTTTTAGAACATAACTTTGATGGTCAATGGGTGGTTGAAAATGTCAAACCTTACTACCAGCCATTGATTGAATATCAAAATATTGGCCGTCATGTTTTTTGGTCTAACTTCGATATTCCGCACATGGATGAACCAAAATTTAAAAACTTTATTAATGCGCAAAACCTAAAAGCGAAACAAGCCTTAATGGAGTGGTTAGATATTCACTACGAAGAAAACATTTACTACGGTAACAACCATTGCCCCACGCAGGTTTTGCGTAACTGTGTACACCCTACCGTGGGAAAACACATCATTGAAGCGGCAATTGCTGCATAAACTGAACAGAATAGCCCGTAGGGATAAACAAATGATTGTCATATTTAAAAACGAACAGGGTACTTTTTCGGTAAGACCTGCATTTATAGGCTTTATCAAAAACGATATTATTCGAAGAACTTTAACCTCGTTATTCTTCCCACTAATACTATTTTTAACCATCGTTATTAATATTATTCAAGCGGCTTTTGTTTCCATTATTTTATTTGCTAGGTCTGTTTATTATCCATTATCAAAGATAAAACCAATGTGGAAAACAGATATTTGGCATAGGCCAAGAACGAAAAACGACAATAAAAAAACATTAAACTAAACAGAATTAAGCG